AGTAGAGATGCTCGGCCGTTGGCAACCTTGGCATGATGGTCATACAGAATTGTTCAAGCGTTGTCATTCAAAGACTGGCCAGGTTGCAATCATGGTTCGTGATGTGCAAGGTGCAAGCGGTGGTGATGGTCAAGACGATAATCCATTTGTATTTGAAGATGTCAAAAAGAATATCATTGAAGGACTTGATGCACATGGTTTTGTAAATGAAAGAGATTATACAATCATGTTGGTTCCTAATATTGTAGATATTAGCTATGGCCGTGGTGTTGGTTATACATTCACTGAACATGACCTTGGTAAGGAAGTACACTCTATCAGTGCAACTAAGATCCGTGCAAAGATGCGTGAGGAAGGCAAACTATGATTAAGTTGTTTATCGGATCATCGTCAAATGGTGAAGATGCTACTATCGAAGCAGCATATCTAAATTCTATCGAGAAGCATGCATCAACTGAAGTTGATCTGACATTCATGAGACAGACTAAGAATCCAGACTCATTCTGGCATGGATGGGCTTGTGAGACTTGGCCTACACCATTCTCTGGTTATCGTTGGGGTATTGCTGAGTATTGTAACTTTGAAGGTCGAGCCATCTATACTGACTGTGACATGATTAACTATCGTGATATGCAGGAGTTGATGGAGATTGATATGGAAGGCAAACCTCTTGCTGCTCGTAAGGGTACAAGGTTTGGTGGTCATGAGTTTTGTGTGACAGTTATTGACTGTGCAGCGTATCAAGAGCATGCCATTCCAGTCAGACGTCTGAAGAATATGTCACAAATGCATCAGAGACATATTCAGAAGTTTAGTGGTAATGATAATCTGGTGAAGGAATTGGACCCTCGCTGGAATGTATTGGATGGAGAAGATTATGATCTCGGAGAAATCTATCAATTGCATTTTACGAACATGGCAACTCAACCTTGGACACCAGCCTGGTTCACTGGACATCCCCAACAACACCCAAGAGCAGACGTTGTCGAAGAATACGAACGAGCCTTGGAAGAGGCTCGGGGAAACGGATATAATCCAGAAGACTTTGTCCCAGCCACTGAGTTTGGGTCATACGACATCATTGGAAGATAATTATGAAAATTCAGATTACTTATACTGGAATTGATCACCCAAACCACATCAAAGCTCTTGATTCGTTTGCTGAAGGTATCAAGCGTAACGGTGATGAAGTTATCACTAGTGGTAGTCCTGATGCGTATGTAATCTTTGGATCGTGGAAAGATAGAGACCAACCACATCATAATGCCAAGAGAGCTGTAGTAAACTCCGGTAAGCCATTTGTTGTGATTGAGACGCCAATATTTGGTCGTAAACCGGTCAAAGAACACATCTCAGACGATTGTTTTAGAGTTGGGGTGGATGGCTTCTTAAACAACCGCGGACAGTTTGTCCCTAAAGGTTTTGAGTGTAATGGCAATCGTTTGGGCATGATGAGCGAGCGTTTGCGTGTAGAAATTAAACCTATGCGTGTTCGTAATGCAAACTCTCCTATTGTTCTGGCTCTACAGCTCCCTGGTGATGCATCACTTGAAGGTAGAAATATCAGCGAGTGGTTTAGGGGCTGGGTTGATGCTTTGGACATGGTCAGCATTGATAAGGTCTGTAGATTCCCTCAGCTTCCTCGTGAATATGATAGATCTGTATTGGATTATGCATCAGACAAAGGTTGGAGATTTCAACAAGGCGACTTCCGTAATCTACAAGAGACATTTGATATTGCTAGGTTTACTATCTCATACAGCTCAGGCTTTGGTACAGACAGTCTGATTGCTGGCTGTCCAGCTATTGTCGATAGTGATGCATCATTTGCATATGAGCTTGCTGATCATGGTGCTACAAACCTTCACAAAGTATATGCACCGCAAGATATATTGAGAGACCAATGGCTGTCTCGTTTGGCATATCACCAATGGTTTATCGACGAGATGGAAGATGGTACATGCTGGAAGCACATTAGGAGCATCCTAGATGAGTAGGTATCAGTTTGGTCCTGCGTATGCATATAACCTGTCAGGACATCCTTACGTACAATGGCGCCAAGCACTTTCACCACAAGAGTGTCGCCAAGTGATTGAAGCTGGTGAAGCAAAGCAATTGCAAGATGCCAAGGTCCGGATTAGTGATATGGATGAAGACTATCGTCGCTCTAAAGTATCCTGGTTAACAGAGGAAGATGTTCCCTGGCTATATGAAAGGTTAGAGTGGATTGTTCAGCAATTGAATGGACAATTCTATCAATATGATTTGTGGGGCTTCGATGAGGATATGCAATACACAGTATATGAATCTGAAGATGAAGGATTTTATGATTGGCATGTCGATCACTTCCAATCAATTGAAAATAACATTGATTTGAGGCGTCAACGTAAAATGTCATTGACTATTCAATTGAACGATGCTACTCAATATGTAGGCGGTGATATTTTGTTCAACACAGGTCGTGTTGAAAGAGGACCAAAGGGTCTTGGCACAGCTATAATGTTTCCTTCACATACCCTACATAAAGTCAATCCAGTAACCGAAGGCATTCGTCGTTCTTTGGTTGTATGGATCTGTGGTCCGCACTTTCGTTAGGAAAATAACCTGTTGACTTAATTCCCGACCTATGTGATTATAATAGGGTAGGAAGAGGAGATCAGGTATGATTACTTTTGGGATTGAGAACTGCAAAATTAACGATGTAGATCACTACGTCCAGAATATTATTGAATTCTACGAACTTGATCAGTATGACGCTGACATCGACATTAGCTTCACTAAGAAGTGTGATGGCGATGCTGGCGGTTACTGCTTTGGTGATGAAGAAGAAGTTGAGATTGAGATTGCTACACACGTTCAAGGTGAGCCTCTTGGTATCAAGACTATTCTGATTAACTTGGCTCATGAAATGACTCATGCGAAGCAGCTGATTACTGGTCAGCTGAAAGACCATGGCTTACAGATCCACAACGAGTCTCTGGTTAAGGTCTCTGAGTGGGAAGGTCAAACTATGACCAATGTCGCTTATGATGATCAGCCTTGGGAAGTCGAAGCATATGCTATGGAGCGTGAAGTTTATGACAAGTGCTTCAAATAAGTTGTTGACATAATAACGATTGTATGTGATTATAATAGAGTAGAAAGAGAGAGGTTAGTTATGATTTTTACATTTGACGATATCACAGTTTCGGATCTTTACAAGGATGCATATGGTCACCGTCCGTCTTATGCTTATCTTCTTGATTGGCATTCGCTGAGTGATAAGCAGAAGCAGGACGAATGGGATCTGCTTCTGTCAGCCTTCGCTGCTCGTGAAGAGCATGAGCAAGCTATTGAGGATGCTAACGTAGAAGCATTCCATGCTCGTATTGAGCAGATGCTTGAGGATGGTGCTGAGGATAAGACTCAAGCCATTCGTTGGATCTGTGATGCTGAGGGTATCGACTACAACGATCCGGATGTTGGATACATCTGCTTCCAGCTGGGTCTGCCTTACAGCATGGAGAATGATATCCGTGGCTGATACTTATCGTGAGTATTTGAGAGAGCACCGTAGGCGTCAGAACAAAGGCGCCTACGGGAAAGACTCAGAGATGAGTAAGGTGTATAAGTCAGAGTGGGCTGTCAAGGGCTTGCATGATGATAAGCTCGAGAGCATTCGAGAAGCTGAGAAATATGTCAATCGGATCTTGAAGTCTAAGACTTGGTCGAAGGTCTCTAAGCGTAAGCATGTTGCTGTTGTTGAGATGAAAGATGCTCGTGGTGGTATTGCTGCTTGTGCTGAGTATGGTGGCGTAATCAAGATCAAGAAGAGTCATATGAACAAGTATGTGCTTCTTCATGAGCTTGCTCATCATGCAGGACATATGCATCATGGTCGTTCGTGTCGTCAAGTGTTGTTAAAGCTGACTAGTCAGTTCTTGGGTCGTGATAAGGCGAACGCATTGAAGGCTGAGTTCAAGAAACGTAAGCTCGCATATGGTGAAGCTCGTAAGCCTCTGACTGAGGCACAATGGAATCAAAGAAGGAAAAGGTTAGTTGGCTAGACGTAAATATCCTGAATACAAAAAACAACCATTCGATGAATCGACTTTGATTGATACATTCGATTATGGAGACCTAAAAGTAGGGTTGACTAAAAAAGCCATTCGGAGGTATCATATAGCTACTAAAGAATGGACTGTACTATACGATGGCAAATACAATGACTTGGAGGCAAGATGGAACTCGCTGCTAGCAATAAACTCGGATACTGGGACATCAAAGACATCAAAGACAAAGCGAAGATCGCCAAGACGATCAACTGGTCGAAAGTCAAAGACATGATGCATAAGTTCGACATGCCGTCACCTATGATGATGGCTGCAATGTGGGACCATGAAGTTGACTTTGGTGTCAAGAAGAAGCCTTTCCCCTTCCACCGTCACTATCGTATCAATCTTGAGAAGATGTTGTGGACAGGATGTTTCACACCTAAGCAGGCTGAGACGTATATTGCATATGCCAAGTCGTTGAAGCTAGACAAGTCACAGCTTGTTGGTGGTCCTGAGGAGGAAGTAGAATGAGTGAAATCGAAGTAACAGATATCAAAGAGTTGGATGATGGTGGTGCTCAGATTACATTTGAGCTGAGTGAAGAAGTACGTGAAAAGTTGATTCGTTGGGCCATCCATGAGATGATCAAACGTACTGTTGATGATGTATTGCCTTTGGTGGAAGAAGATGATAAAGATCAGTAAGAAACAAATTGAATTGATTGCTATTGGTAAGGACTTATATGGTCCTATCACAGATGTTCGTATTGCTCGTCATCTTGGTTATATTGAAGTGGAGTTTATGGATGGTGACACAGTCAAACACTCAGAACGAATCGGTGACGATCAATAGGTATGGTATGCTTGATGGTGTCAAGGTATGGGTGATGAAATATTATCCTGAAGCCAAATGCTATTCGTGGCACAATGGATATAACCAATATGGGTTTTGTAGACATGTTGACTTATTTTAGCATATTGGGGATATTAGTTATATTGATATTGTTAGGTGATGTAGAGGAGAGATGATATGGCCTTTCAACGTGCAGGTAAGTCTCATATGGCTTCAGCAGCTGGTTTGGATCGTAGGGACCAAGCAGCTTATAGTATTGACCCGAAGAAGTTTCAGACGTTCTTGGGTTCTTGTGTAGAGCAGCTCGAGCTTGCTGGTTGTGATGATGCAGCGTTCTACTTCGAGCAGCTGCAAACGTATCTGGCTGACGACTGGAAGCCTGGTAAGTCTTTTGATGAAGCACATCGTGTGTTGGGATTGTAATGTTTAAGTTTTTATATTGGGTGGTCTACAACAATGACCGTAGTCCCCACCGTCAGTATACTTGTTTGTATGAGGACCTCTGTCAATGAAGTTTGAATTGTTCCGTCATGAAGTAAAGATTACACCTAAGCATACCCCTGACTGGTATATCAAATGGTGTGCTGTTGCTTTTGCTGTGGTAGCTGTCCTGTGTCGGACAACACCTGAGATTCCAGTTATCTATGATATGTCATTCAGTATTGTAGCAACGACAGGTTGGTTTCTTGTTGGATGGGCATGGCATGATAGATCACTGATGGTACTAAATTCCATCTTGACTTTTGTTCTTGCCTCAGGTATTATGAGATTTGTATTCGGAGGTTAATATGGGTTGGTTCACACGTTCAAACAAATCAAACGGTGGTGCTGGCAAGTCACGTACAACACGTACACGTTCAGGTACGAAGACAACAACATCTCGTTCACATAAGACAGGTGGTACGCGTACGACCATGACAACAGAAGGCACTAAGCGCTATCGTACCACAACACGCAAAGTAGGTAATCGTACCTATCGTTCAAGGAAGAAATTTTAATGGGTTATACAACATCACGTGGCACTTACCAAGAGCGTAAAGATCTGATTGATAGTAATTATGATGAGCGTTTGACTAATGGTGATGTGACATTGACTGTAAAGTATGAACCATTGGAACAGACCGTCCAAGTAGAACAAAACTTTAACAACAACTATACCACTATGGTGATGACACAGACACAGTGGGAAGAGTTTCGTATCCGAGCATTGAGCAATGGATACTATGTTGTTGAAGAGTAATGGACCCGTAGCTCAGCTGGATAGAGCAACAGACTTCTAATCTGTAGGTCGTACGTTCGAATCGTACCGGGTTCGCCAATTCAGGTAGAGACCACACCTGGATAAATTTGATAAGTGGTCATATACAAGGAGGCAATCATGCCTAATACATGTAAAAAAGTGGCTTTAATCAGAACAGTGAAAAGTCCATATAAGTTTGAAGTTATTACATCGGAACACTATGATGTTGCAGATAGTAAACGTCGCAAGATTGACGGCCGTCCCGCCAAAGTTATTGCATCTGCATACCATTACACTCCAAATGTAGTCTACAAGGCTTATGCAAAGATTCGTGATCGTTATGGTAAAGTGACTAGTAATTATAAGTCAGGTCAAGAAATGTTTGCAGCAGTCACACATTGTAGTAAAGTTTGGAAAGACTATCGTGAACAACAGGTTGAAGATCGAGAATCATTCTTTGAATCTTTAGCCTAAGATGATGCTGGCTTAGCTCAGTTGGTAGAGCAGTTGATTTGTAATCATCAGGTCGGGAGTTCGAATCTCTCAGCCAGCACCATTTTCCTCCTTAGCTCAGTTGGTAGAGCGGATGACTGTTAATCATTAGGTCGCTGGTTCGAGCCCAGCAGGAGGAGCCATTTTTAGGGGAATAGTGTTAACGGTAGCACGACAGGCTCCAAACCTGTTAGTCTGGGTTCAAATCCTAGTTCCTCTGCCAACAAAGGAAACAGTATGTCAGAAGTTAAACTACTCAAATTTACAACTGGTGAAGAAGTTGTAGCTACAATCGTCAAAGAGACTCAAGACCAAATGATTCTCAAGAATGGTATGACGATGGTATTCAATGGTCAAGCTATGCAAGCGATTCCATTCTCAATGAACATTGACGATGGTACTGAGATTAGTATCAATAAAGCTCAGCTTCAGTTTGTTACAACACCTCGTGAAGATTTGTTGACACAATACCAAGCACAATATAGCTCTATCATTACACCTCCTAAAACTCTGATCACATGAGAATAACCCTGGCCGAGGCTATCAGTCCTTATGACAAGGACTTGTTCGATAAAGTCGAGCCTAGGATGCGACCAATTGTCAAGGAAGCATTAGATAGTGGTTTGCTTCCTATCAGCAGCTGCCAGGGACACGGAGACCTCAAAGACAACACTGCCTACATCACTATTGCATTTCCTTGTGTGACCAGAGCAAGACAGTTTGCAAGTCTTTTTAACACTAACAGAGATATAGTGGAGATTAGTTCGCTAAGAGACTTGTGTAATGTCGAGACACGTTCTGATCTTACTGACTACATTGATGCAACATATGAAGAGGCTGTAGACTATTTTAACCAATTATTCCTTAGAAAATATAATGACTATCAGTTTGTAAAGGTCAAATATTATCCTGCCAGGATATTCAATCAGTTCTTTATGAGCGGATGGTTTAATCGTATGGAGACTATCATGACACAACTAAGATCAGAACGTATCCACCGTAGCGAAACAGCTAGAACACGTCGTCGTAAAACTAAAGATATTCTATATAAGAAGACAACAAATTTCTTTAGGAAAGAACGATGGACAAGAAAAAGAAAGCAGAAATCCGTAAGTTGAGAAAGAAAGCTATCAAGCTTCAAAACAGTAGTTCACGTAAGCTGACTATATCAGAAGCAATTGTAATTGTGCAAAATTCAGTAGAGTAATGTATATTCGATTGATTAATAACGCCATGCTGGCGTACAATAATGCTCAGACTGACTGGGCTCAAGATTATTGGTTACGTGTGATCCAAGAGCTGATTAAGAATATGGAAGCGCGCAAGGAAATACATTGATGCAAGAGTGGAAAGTCCGACAAGATCTGTATCATAGATTGTCGGGTGGTGTTGGATCTCATTATGTTGACGATCTTTCTGATAAAGAAATCGTACTTACTAAAGATGTAGCAAAACAAGCACTACGTCACTTCAACGAATATGTGGATGAATGGATCTATCCATCAAAGAGCTATGTTGTAGCTTTTTGTTATGCATATTGGATCTCACAAGACTTTAATGAAGATATGAAAGATCTGTTGAACGATCCAGAACTTTTGTTTGATTGTGATCCATACTTTGTCACATACGACAATGATCCAGAAACCTATGACTATCTTTTTGACAATGTACCATTGCCTATTGACTTTAAAGGTATGGTTGCGGATATTAGAGAATACTACGAAGACGAGATACTGTTTGATTGATGATTGAATATCGTACATGGGAAAAGATTATGGCACGTGCGCTGGACTACTACATTGGTAGGACAGATGATGATGAGCCTAAAGTGCCTGTATTGACAATGCAGCAAGCACGCCGTGGACTTTATATACGTATGGTCCTACAATTAGTGAATTGGATAACCTGCTTTTTTATTTGCGCAGGTGTGATTAGACATTGGTAGGAGGAACCATGCGAGAGTATAGAGCGATTACAACAATGAACCGTGCCGGCTATGAGAAGTATGGTAAACGGATGATTGATACGTGGCACAAGCATTGGCCACACTATATGCAACTGGATGTGTATGCTGAGGACTTTGACCTTGATGTAGAGTATCCGAATGTTCGTAAGATTGATCTACATGAAGCGTCTCCTTCTCTGGTGATGTTCAAGGAGCGTCATGGTCAGCGTCCTGATCAACAGAACCCTAAAGAACTAGCTATGGGTGCTGTTCGCTTTGCTCACAAGTCATATGCTGTAATTCATGCATGCCTCGCTGAGACGGACAAAGTTGTAATCTGGATTGATGCTGACACAGTAACTCATTCTGTCGTTACATCAGACTGGTTGGATAGTCTGCTTCCAGAAGATTGTTATACTTCTTTCCTTGGTCGTCAGAACAACTATACCGAGTGTGGCTTTGTGATGTATGATACAAACCATGATCAGAATGATCACTTTATGCTGATGTGGAAAGCTCTGTATGATTCAGACAAGTTGTTTGAGTTACCACAGTGGCACGATTGTATGGCATATGATGTTGTCCGTTCAACATTGGAGAACAAACAACTGATTAAGACACACAATCTATCTCCAGATGGTCGCGACTATGACCATGTGTTTGTAACATCAGAGCTTGGTACTCGTATGGATCATTTGAAAGGTCCTCGTAAGGATATTGGTAAGAGCCCGGAGTTGGTAAATGTCTAGTTTAACTTTTCATGGAAGAACACGAGAACAAGCTGAATGGGTTCTAATGACCTATGTTGGTCGTGAAGACTATGAGAACAATGGTTCAGTACAACAATGGATCAAAGATTCATTTGACTTTTTAAAGGCTCTCGAAGAAGATCGTAAATGGGATGAAGCAGTGGAGAGTAAGTTTGGCGCGGATCAGTAAATTTATGGGTGTTGAGTATGACATTGACCAGGGGTTTCGTAACGAGACACATCCTGCGTTGATTCATGCTCCTACACGTATCAAGCAATTGGAAACACGAGCAGCTGACCTTGAGTGGGAAGGCAAGTGTGCTCTATCACTTCGTCGTGAGATCAAAACACTCAGAGAGTATATGGATAAGCATGAAAACTCTGAGTATTATCCTACTTTTTGATGCTATTGTAATTTACTTCAGTATCAAAGCTATTCTACATATTATCTATAGTGGAGCACACTAATGCGTGAATCATACGATCGGTATATGTACCGCAAATACCAAGAGTATCGCGAGGAAGTCAGGCAGCGTAAAAAAGAATTAAAGAAACAGCGCAATGAAAAAGTTGTTGACATTTTAACTAAAAGGACCGATAATTAATTATAGTCAGAAAGACAGGAGATTTGATTATGATTGATTATGGTACTGTTTATCAGCGAGTTGATTCGTTCTTGCAGACTCGTGAAGGGCTTGCTAATCCGAAGAAGGCTCAAGATTATGTTTGGTTTGTTCGCGAACTGACAGGTATCTTTTGTGGTGCTGCATTCGAGCATAATATGAATACCGATGATGTTGTTGGATATTTTGATATGGTCGAGGGTCATGAGATTTCAGGTGTCGATACGTCTGGACGTCTTGTAGATGTTGCCGATCTGATTGATACTGATATCCTGGCTCATCCTTTGTATGAGATTACAGAGTTTACTCTGATGAACTACAAGCCTGGTAACGTACAAGTTGGTCCTGGTGAGTTCTTCTTTTGTTTCTATGATGCTGGTTCAACATTTGGTATTGATAACCAAGCTGGTTTCGATATCATTACTGATAGCACTACAACTGAGTTGAAGAAGCTCGGTTCTAACTTTACTGACGAAGCATTGTTCGATGGCTATGCTGAGAGTGAAGATGTTGACCGTTTGATGGTTATTCATCCTGTATCTAATGCTAAGAAGCCTCTGCAGCGTAGTAAGTATGCATGTACTCCTACTACTGAATGGAGAAAAGCATTCTATCATCGTGGTAAGGCCGGCACGCTGGCTCTCGTAGGCTAAATATGAGTATGGAAATTAGAGCCGCAGCTAATTCAGAATTGGTAGGAGCTAAACTACAGGGTCGGATCCATTATAGTTTCGATGACCTTGTAGACCTACTCGGTGTACCAACTCACTTCTTTATCCAAGATCCGTCAGAAACACTTATGAAAGTTCGTTGTGAATGGGACGTAGTGGTTGGTGGTGAGCCTATGTCAATTTACGATTGGTGTGAGTATGAAACACCAGTTGAGCAAGTTGAGAAGTGGCACATAAATGGTCATAGCGTCAAGTGTGTGCAAAATTTAATGACATTTATTACAGATTATTTTGAAAATAACGTTGACTTAAATACGTTGTTATGAGATTATAATTAAGTAAGCTAATTTATTATGGAGAATTGAGATGGCTCACAATGTAGAAACAATGGCATACGCAGGTGAAGTTCCGTGGCACGGACTTGGTGTTGAGGTCCTGAATGACCTTACTCCTGCACAAATGATGGACAAAGCTGGTTTGAACTGGAAGGTTGAGAAGCAGCCTATGTTCTTCCGTCACGCTGGTGATTTGCAAGCTGTTCCTGGAAAGGAAGTATTGGTTCGTGATTCTGATGGCAAAGTCCTGGACGTTGTCGGTAAGGGCTGGAACCCTGTACAGAACGAAGAAGCATTTAACTTCTTCAACGACTTTGTTATGAATGGTGATATGGAGATGCACACAGCTGGTTCGCTTCAAGAAGGCAAGCTGACTTGGGCTCTTGCTAAAGTCAAAGATGGCTTCAAAGTGTTTGGTGATGATGAAGTAGAGAGCTATCTGATGTTCTCTAACCCTCACAAGTTTGGTGCTTCGATCACTGTATCCTTCACGCCGATTCGTGTTGTATGTAACAACACTCTGAACATGGCTCTGCAAGGTGTTAGTGGTAAGGGCGTTCGTGTCTCTCACCGTACTGCATTCGATGCTGCTGCTGTTAAGGAGCTGCTGGGTGTTGCTAATCAACAGCTGCAGACTTACAAAGAGACAGCTGAGTTCTTGGGTTCGAAGCGCTTCACTGATGAAACTTTGACTAACTACATCAAGTCTGTGTTCCCTAACACTAATACTAAGGCGAAAGATCCGAACTCTATCTCTCGTACAGCTAAGACTGTTCTTGAGTTGGTTGAGACTCAGCCTGGTGCAGAGTATGCCGAAGGAACCTTCTGGCAGGCTTTCAATGCTGTGACGTTTGCTACTGACCATGTAGTTGGTCGTGAAGCTGACTCACGTCTTGCTTCAGCATGGTTCGGTGCTAACCAAACCAAGAAGCTGAAAGCTCTTGACAAAGCTATCGAGTTCGCTGAGGCTGCATAATGAAACGTGCAGTCCTCATAGCGGCTCTTCTTGCTTCCTGCTCTGGTCCTGCTTATGCAGACCAGTGCAGTTACGAGAATGTAGTGGAGACAAAGTATCATGGCCGGATTGATAAAGTTACTGATTATTCCTATAATGTTCAAAGTTATGTGGACGATACACATAAGTGCATTGTCAAGTTTACTGGGCATTCTGGGTTTAAGACCTATACGGCTCGTGGCACTTATGTTTTTGGTCATGATCTGTCTGTCAACGATGCATGTAATCAAGCTGAGTTGAGGGCTAAACAAGAAATGCTGAGAGCTCTGGCATCAGAGCATATCAGCGGTAAAGTTAATTTGAAATGTCTTTCTAATACTGTTAAGGTTAAAGAGGATTCATTTCTCAAGAAGACTGGTAAGGTCTCATTTCGTATATTCGAGTTGGCTATGTGTGGCCAACCTGATTGTCTTAAATAAGCATTATTGAGGAGTTTGTTATGAAAAATTATTTGCTTATTGGTGTCGCTGCTATGTCTCTTGCAGCTTGTGGTGGCAAAGCTACGACAGATGTTGTAGTTAAAACTGAAGGCACAACACTTGTGTCTGAACTTAACATCCCGAATTGGTATGTTAACACACCTTCGAAAGAGGGTTCAATCATGTCTGCTGGTACAGCTGCAGCAGGTGATATCCAACTGGCTAAGGACATTGCTGTATTGAATGCTAAGCATGTTCTTGCTGATCGTATCAATGGTAAGCTGAAAGCTGAGACACGTTCATTTGTTAATCAAGTGAGTCTTTCAGGTGACAGTAATGCTGTGGTCCGAGATATCGAACGGGTTGCAATTAACACTGTTGACAATATCGATGTAGCTGGATATAATGTAACGAATACTGTCCTCCTACGTGATGGTGGTCAGTATCGTGCATATGTACTGCTTGATTATTCTGATGTAGAAGTTAACAAGATTTTGTTGAATCGTCTGCGTAAGAGTACAAAAGCAGTTGCAACTGAAGCATATAAACGTCTTGAAGAGAAAGTCGAGACAACTAATGGAGAAGAAGTAAATGAATAGTGGAGTTTGTATTCCAGATGTCACGTTCCATACACGTGTACGTGACGAATCAGTGGGTGGTCCCAATCCATTCCGCTGGCAGGATGTAACATCTATGGAGCTGTGGGGTAAGGGTCGTCATATCGTATTCTCACTGCCTGGAGCGTTTACACCTACTTGTTCTACATATCAAGTACCAGGGTTTGAAAAGTATGCAAGCCAAGGTTCATTTGAAGGTGTAGACAGTGTATCAGTAGTATCAGTTAATGATTCATTCGTAATGAATTGCTGGGCTAAAGATCAGAATCTTGAGCATGTAAAAGTTGTTCCAGATGGCTCAGGTACATTCACTCGTCAGATGGGTATGCTTGTAGATAAAGACAACCTTGGTTTTGGTTATCGCTCATGGCGCTATGCTATGGTGATCCAGGATGGTGTTGTTGAGAAGTTCTTTGAGGAACCTGGTCGTGAAGATAATCACGAAGAAGATCCATACGGTGAAACGTCACCAGAAAGTGTGTTGGAATACTTGAATGCATAAACATAGTCTATGGGACATTTCAGTTTTTACTTCAAAGATGCCTTATTACTTAGACATCTTTGAAGAACTGAAACAGGCTATCTATGATTATGATAAGACTGTACAAGAACCATTACATCCGCTGGCTCCTATAGATCCAGAAACTGGTATAGGTCCTTGGCCTCAACGACACAAAAAGAAACTTCGTGAAAGCGATGGTTGGTTATTTGGTAATACAGACAACCAATACATAAAAGCTGTTGAGAATTTTTGTGGTCAGTCGTTGAGCGAGACGCTAGATAAATCCATTGGACATTTATATGGGCGCCCTGATACATATAATATCTATTTTGATAACAGTTGGTACCATATAACTAAGAATGGTGGATATCACGACATTCATAATCATGGAAATACTAGTTGGGCTGGTATCTTTTATGTTGATATTGGAGAGTCTACAATGTATAATGCTAATGGTGTCAACAGATTTTATAGACCCTTTGATCTAAACGCAATCGTAGGAATGGAACATTTGGTGACAGCCGCCAAAGATGTAACTCCTGAGAATGGAAAGCTAGTTATATTTCCTGGGTTTTTAAAACATTCTGGAATGCCATATTATGGTACTAAAGACAGAATCGTCATTAGCTTTAATGCTAGTGTTGAGGTCCCAGATGACCATAAACTCGTTGGTCGGAGTAACCCCGAGGGTGAACAAGAATGAAAGACTTGATTAAAGTTTATGATGATGTTGTGCCACTACCGCTGGCTAATCAGACAGAAGCTGCTTTTCAGTCAGAATCATTTCCATGGTTCTGGAATGATGCTACTGTCAATATACGTCTTCAAGACTTTCCTCAACTTGTTCACCCTTTCCGTCTTGAGTCATTGATGGAATGGCATGAGCTGGATATGTTCAATCATGATAGACAGCGCGCGTATAATTGTGCTAAAGGTATCATTGAACGTATTCAAGAGTCTAATGACTTGGAGTGGGGTACGATCCATAGAATTAAAGCCAACTTGACTTGGCCGAATAGACAAAAGCTAGCAGTCACACATACAGATATGAATGCTTCTTTTTACTATTCAACGATATACTATATCAACGACGCAGACGGTGATACAGTATTCTTCTCAGAAGGTAATGACCCTGAGAATGAAATTGCTAGAGTGAGTCCTAAGAAAGGTCGGTTTGTGACCTTCCCTTCTAACATTTCTCACGCTGGTGAATGTCCGACCAATACGCGTAGGCGTATGGTTCTTAACTATGTTTACACGGTGACAAATCTATGAAAAAAGATGACTTTCATCTTCATGTGTTGAAGCAGACTCGTCCTGCAAACATCACAAATGAAGATCTGAAAAACTACCGTAAGCTGAATGAGATTCCGACTCACGATGAGTCTGGGACTCCAATCCAGCTTGCAGTGGTTGACGCCGGCAAGATTGTCTTGCTGGAAGAGTAATTGAAGGGGCGCTCTGCGCCCCTTTTTACCTATGGAGTTACTATGGACCAAGTAGTAGTGGTTGGTATGGGTATGATCGATACGCTGGGTAACAGTGTAGACGAATGCTTTATCAATCTTATATCAGAAAAATATAAAGAGCCAACTCCTTTTGATACAAAGCATGAGCACATGCAACATCTCAAGGCTTTTTATGCTCAACGAACAGACTTAAATCATCCTGATTATATTCGTAAACCATTATACAATTCTCTATCATATGCTTCAAAGATGGCACTTCATGCTATTGAAGAAGCTACAGCTGGTTTAGAGCTCAATGTTAAAACAACAGCATGTGTGTATACATCTCTAGCATCTAAACCAGGACTTGATACAGAGTTCTTCCAGGACCACATGGTTCCTGGTAAACGTATGTCCCCTAGAAAGGCAGTACAAGTACTCAAGGACTTTACTGTTGGATTCTTGTGTAATGTCTATGGCTATGAAGGAGCTGCATGTGCAATGGATGCAGCTTGTGCTACAGGCTTATACTCGATTGACTATGGTATGCATTTACTAAGAACCCATGAGGTCGTTGTTGTAGGCGGCGCTGATACACCTGTCAGTAACGATGATATGTTCTACTTCAATGGACTTGGTGCTTTGGGTACGCACTCTGCACCTTTCGATAAGAATCGTGATGGATTCTTGATGGGTGAAGGCGCTGGAGCTATTGTACTAACAACACAAACGTATGCAGAAAGTAGAGGATGGCCGGTTATAGCTATTCTCGGACCTGTATATCATGGCAATGATGGATGGAATGGAAATGCAACTGCTCCAGATCCAAATGCAACTGGTTCAACAAGAGCTATGAAGGGCGTTTATCTTAACTCGGTTCAGAGCGAGATTGCCTTTGTAAATGCTCATGGTACATCGACCCCTATTGGAGATGACTTAGAGTATCAAACAATCCAAAAGGTGATTGGTAATGTTCCTGTTGTAAGTTTCAAGTCTCAGGTAGGTCATACGTTGGCAGCATCTGCTATCAACGAGACAATCTATACTATTCAGGCTTTGCGGAACAAAATAGTACCTGCTAACAAGAATATTACTGATTGTGAGCTTGACAACATACACATAAATAACTTAGAGACAGATAAAACCTATGCGATCAAGAATGCATTTGGTTTTGGTGGTAAATCAAGTTCCTTGTTAGTTGGAGTAGAAGATGATAGCTAGATTGATTGGTATGCATTCAGGCACAGTGCACACATCGATCTACATTTTGTTTACAGCTATTACATTTTGGTGGCTCTCGTCACTGGACTTGATCACTATATTTGCATGGTACATATCTGCTCAGATTCTTGTTGGTTTGCTGACATCTGGTTTCCAACATAGATATTGCTCACATCGCTCATGGCAGCCTCCTAGATGGCTAGAAGTATTTCTTGTATTGACTTCTGCTGGCTTCATTATGTCACCATCAATGGCCTATGCTGCATTGCACAGACAGCATCATAGATATGCTGATAGAGATGGTGATCCACATGGATGGTTCAATGGCTTTTGGAACAACTTCTTAGTATTCAATAAGAAGCCGCCAATCAAAATGATTCCACGTTGGATGTTCAGAGACAAACTGTATATGTTCCAAGCAAGATTCTATTGGGAAATAGCTCTTGTTTATGGACTTACGTTTACACTGCTTGGCCTAGGTCAATGGTGGATATCTATAGTTGCAGCAGGATACTTCCTGCAAGTACTATTGAACCTTTTAGGACATACCAGAGAGCTGACTACAAGAGACAACAAATGGTTCGCATTCTTCTTCAGTGGTGAGTTGTATCATACATATCATCATACTAAACCTAACGAGAAGAAGTTTGGATTAATGGACCCGCCATACTGGCTTATGATAAAATGGTTTGACAATGACATTAAAAGAAGCAAAAGAAATAGTAACAACTTGGGAAAAACAGCTTGACAAATATCCTGAGATGAAGGATAAAGTAGAAGAAGCCAGGACTATCCTGGCAAGACACTATTTAAAAGTATTTCGAAAAATGAGATGATAGTACTACCTGACCTTGCAGAGTTCCCAGATTTCATACGAGAACCCTCAAACACAACTGACCGCATGCCTTACATTGTGGGCCCTATGCTTGAAGCTATTGAGCAGAATGACTATGATAAGTTCATCTCTGAGTTGGATCTTGAAGATGTGGAATGGGTTCGTAGACTGAAGCACTTCTTTGACTTCTATCAGACCTGGGAACGCCCAGACTATAATGTCAAAGAGATGTATGATGGTTTGTATGTAACTCGTGGTGATATTGAATCGCTACGTACAGCTGTTCAACCTGTGGTAGATCAGCTATTGAAGCAGCCAGACCATACGCCCGAGATTGGTAGGTTTGATAGGTTTCAACAACTGCCAGAGTTGTGTTCTCAGGTGCACAATTACTTTGAGCAGTTGGATATCATCGAGATGGCTAGCGCCTATAATAGACGTTCTATGACGGTTGCAAACGTTGTTCTACATGTAGCAACCCCTACTGATCAGAATTGGAAACAGTTCTTACAGGATGCTACTACAACTCCCAAGTACACAAATACACACATTGATCCAAAAGAAGATGTTGTGAAAGCAATGATTTATCTTAACGATGTGGACACAACTAATGGTGCATTCCATTATGTAAAGGGGTCAAATCGTGAAGAGATCCATCCAGTACAGAATATCTTTGGTAGAGCGATTACAACAGGCTCATACTGTCACAACCCAGAGTCTCGCAGAACAGTATTCAAACTACCGCATGGGTTAAGAGTGTCCCACAACTTTGGCCGCCAGGTTATGCCAGGGACTCAATGGGAACACTATTTAGATCAGAATCTGAAACCAGTAACAAGTGAAGAAGGCAATATCATGGTGTTCGATCCAGGTGCAGGTATCCATCAAGGTGGTATCTGTGAAACAGGAACGAGACTGGCACTACAGATATTGATGAAGTAATGCAACTATCCCAAGAAGTTCTCCAAAAGAGAGTATTCAATCAACAAGTATATGACCTACATGCACGTGAGTTTATGTTAGGACAGACAGCAAAGTATGTACATTCCATGCATACAGTGCTTGATATCGGTGCTGCGACTGGTATGTATACCTCATTCTGGGCACAGAAAGCTGCACGAGTACATTCGTTTGAAGCTGTTCCAGACGTGTATAAACAGCTAGAGAAGGTTAAAGAGCGCTTTGAGAACGTAGTAACGTATAACAAGGCAGTAGGAAAAGAGAGCGGCTCAGCAACGTTCTATGTCGATGATAAACGTCTTTCTAACAGCGGATTCACGGATCTTGTTGACGGTATTCCAATTGAAGTAGATGTGGTCTCTGTGGATGATTTAGATCTGAAGGATATTGGTTTCATTAAGATTGATGTTGAAGGTCATGAATTGGATGTGCTGAATGGTGCTGTTAACACTATTGAACGCGATCGTCCTGTATGTATGGTTGAGGTGTATCCTAAGTTCAATCAAGGACCAGTAGCTGCAACATTTGATTGGTTCTTTGACCGTGATTATACTGCATTCTATAATGTCCGTGGTGTAGGTCTAACTGAGCTTACAGGTACGATTGATGGTGTCAATGTAGCCTCGGATGAAACTATGATCCAAAAGCATGATGGTGACTTCTTATTTGTTCCGAGGGAACGCTAATGGCTATGATACTAAAACACAGCATGTTCATTCACATTCCTAAATGTGGAGGACGATGGACTAAGGCTATGCTTGAGCAGCATGCTGGTGCTCGGCATTGCGGTGATCCAATATATGACTCACATGACACACCTGATTACGATGGTCCTGTGTTCTGTATTGTAAGAGAACCAGCAACATTTGCACATAGTCTTTGGCATCATAGAGCCAAGAAGAAGTCAAACAAGTTTGGACATAAGTTCAATTGGCAGGAGTATATTCGCCTAGAGAACGAGTGTCAGAGTGAAGATTACAATGAGTTTATGAACAATGTAGCTAATAATAAGAACGCTGTATGGGACTATTATCAGCATTACATTGGTAAATATGAAACCGTCTGGTATGCTAGAATGGAAAATATGGCAGAAGACCTTGTTGACATTTTAGGTAAATTAGGCGAGAGTACAAACTTCGCAGGGTTCCTAGCTGAATCAGATAGAGTGATTGGTAAGGGAACCAACAACGATGCTGTAGAAATGGATCTACGGCTTAGAATCAATAACGCTAACGCAGAATTCTGCAGAACATTTGGATATATGTTAAATGGGTAAAGGTAAAAAGAGTAAGAGTAGTGGTGTATCTTCTAAAGGTGAACGCCGCAATGTAAGTAAGAAGACTAAGAACTTGCAACGTAGAGAGTATATGAATTCATTACAACGCAATGTCAATCAGATGGAAGCATTTGCAAAAGGTAAGCGTGTTATGCTTACAGTGCCTAACCCTAATAAGAATGAAACCAACAAACGGTTCATTCGTATTGCAGCTGAGGAGTATATGCAGCGTCCAGGAGATAGGTATATTATCAAATGAGGAATCAACCATACATTCGCGTGTTTACAAAGAACGATTGTCCGTTCTGCGTACAAGCTAAACAACTATTGCAAAACAAGGGATACACTTATACCGAGTTCGTCATTGGTGAAGACATTGACAGAGATGACTTTGTCTCTGCATTTCCGAAGGTAAAGACTGTCCCTCATATTATTATTGGTAACAATCAGATCGGTGGATACAAACAGCTAGCCGAGATGCTAGGAGAAGAAATATAATGGCTAAATTGAACATTACAGATGATGCTAAGTGGGAAGCAGCAAGGAAAGACCTTGAAGAAGCTCTCGAAGGTGAAGAGTTTGCATTTGAGTCTAATGAGCTCAATGAGAATGCAAACGGTGGTACAGAGATGATGCAACGAGCATTGGCTGCTCGTTTGGATCCTGAGCTGTTGAATCAGTATCAGATTATTGCGTCTCGTGTACGTGATATTGATCCAGATAAGAAGACTATTCTCTGGCTGCATGATATGTTCAACGATCCAGAAGTACAACATCTGAAAGATGGTGGCTGGGAAAATTTTGATAAGTTGGTATACGTATCTCACTGGCAGAAGTCAACATATGAGATGGGTCTTGGTATTCCTTCGTCTGCAGGTATTGTTCTGCAGAATGCTATCGAGCCATTTGATGGTGAGATTGAGAAGCCGAAAGACCGTATCAATCTGATCTATCACACCACTCCTCATCGTGGTCTAGAACTGCTATGGCCGGCGTATGAAGCGCTGTCAAAGGAATATGGTGATAAGATCCATCTGGATGTATTCTCGTCATTTGAGGCGTATGGATGGCCTCAGAGAGACGAACCTTACAAGGAATTGTTCGAAGCATTGGATAATCATGAGCATGTAACATATCATGGTTATCAGCCGAATGAAGTGGTCAGAGAAGCTCTGAAGAAAGCACACATCTTTGCTTATCCTAGCATCTGGCCTGAGACTTCATGTATCGCTGCAATTGAGGCGATGGCAGCAGGATGTATCACAGTAACATCTACTCTTGCTGCACTTCCTGAAACATGCGCCAACTTTGCATGGTTGTACAACTTTGATGAAAGCGAAAATAGACATGCTAATGTACACTTCGGTATGCTGAAAGCTGCTATTGATGGATACTGGAATGATGATGTACAAACCAATCTTTATAACCAGCGGGCTTATTTCAATCTGTGGTACAATTGGAACTTCCGCCAACGTCAATGGGAAGGATTGTTAAATGGCTTACTTCAACAAACCAATTGAGTTCGTGCCTCCTAAGGACGAAAAGGATCGTGCTCAGATCTATTCTGATGCATATAAACTCAAAGAATGTATCAATTCATGGTCAGAGTTTGATTTGCTCAGAGCCTACAAAGATATCCGTGAATGTATTGAGTTAGTGACTGAAGATGTTAATTCAGATCTACAACATGATACTTTGCAACGTGCTTTGATGAACTTAGACAAGATTTTTATGACAAACAAAGATGGCTAAACGTAAACTATCTGATGAACAACGAGAGGCTAATATAGCCAGACTTAAAGCGGCTACTGAAAAACGTATGGCAGCTGCTGGTAAACCAGCCAATGTTCATCAGACGGTTTATGATCTTGATGATGAACACTACCTTTCATATAAGAAAGTTAGAGCATGGATCAAAGCTAATAAAGAGCAGCTACCAATTCTTCGTAGAGCTGTTAGACAAAATGTTAAAGGTTCAAATGCGGAGTTGGCTAGTGTTTCAGCATATATTAGACATCTTGAATGGTATCTTCGGACGGGTGATTATATCGATGACTTCTACGGAGAGAACCAAGAGCACAAAATTAAGTGGAAAACAATTAGAGAAGCATATGACGAAGACGGTTGTGTCAAGTAATACCATAAATACAGATATGGGTAACATTATAAAATTCCCCACATCTAAAATAAAGCATACTCATCCAGAGATTACTGACGCTGATCGTGATCTGCTTTTGCTCAGAGAAAAGATTAATGTGATTGAGACGTCTTTAGAGTACGTCACAACAGAAGCTGTTGCTATGGTTCATAGGCTTGGCTTTGACATCACACGTGAAGATTATGTTAAAGATGTTACATTAATTGTTGACTCTATTCGTGGTCTAATGTACCGTTCAAGTGGGTTAGAATACCCTATCCATAAATGGGTAGATGAATCTTATACCATGTCTGAAGATGGTGAGTATGCATTTAATCCCAATTGGTTTGATGAAAAAGGTGAATTGATTACTAGTGAAGACAGTAATCAAGAAGATTAATGGCTATATTATTGGACTATTCCCAAGTCGCTATCAGTAGCATTATGGGACAAGTAAACAGTAGACATTTCAACGGTGAGGTCAATGTTGATCTTATTCGTCATATGATTCTCAATGGCATTAGACATTACAATGTCGAGTTCGGTGAGAAGTATGGTGACATTGTTATTTGTTGTGATGATAAGAACTACTGGCGTAAGGATATCTTTCCTTACTACAAAGCCAATCGTAAGGCAGATCGTGAAGCATCTGATTATGATTGGAAAATGATCTTCGAGTGTCTTGAGACAGTCAAGGACGAGCTACGTCAATACTTTCCGTACAAAGTTATTCAGGTAGAACGTGCAGAAGCAGATGATCTAATTGCAACTCTTGTAAAGTATCATGCTTCTCCTCTCGAAGGTGGTTTTGCTTTTGAACCTTGTATCATTATCTCTGGTGATAAGGACTTCATTCAGCTTCACAAGTGGGGAGATACTGCTCAGTGGTCTCCTGTACAGAGTAAATGGGTTCGTGGTAACCCAGATAAATATCTTCGTGAACATATCTTAAAAGGTGATCGTGGTGATGGTATTCCTAACATTCTATCCAAAGATGATACATTCGTATCAGGAGGACGTCAGACTCCGCTTCGCCAGAAAAAGATTGACGAAATATTGAACGACCTCGATGATGGTGAGTTGCTGTATGCAGCTAGCTGGTATGGTGGTTATTGTAGGAATGAACAGTTGATTGACTTAGAAAAGATTCCAACAGAAATCAAACATAAAGTTGTTGAGACATATCGCTCAGCATCTGATGGTGATCGTTCAAAGATGTTTAACTACTTCGTAGATAACGGTCTAACAATTCTAATGCAAAGTATTAAGGAATTTTAAAATGAAATTGTCTATTGCAGAAATCCTTCAACGTAGTGCTGGTGGCGACAAAGTTAATGGCAAAGCCAAACTGCTTCAAAAGTATGATAGTCCTACTTTGAGAAAGATTCTCAAGTATGCTTTTAGTGAGAAAATCACATTCAACCATATGCCTCCTGGTGCCCCTCCATACAAACCGAATGCTCTCAATGATGTAGAGAATGTTCTGTTTGCAGAGACACGTCGCTTGTATCTGTTTATTGATGGTGGTAATCCTGATCTCAAACGTCTGCGTAAAGAGACACTGTTCATCGAGCTGCTCGAGAACGTCGACTCTCGTGATGCAGAAGTCCTGATTGCTATGAAGGACAAGAGGATGCCAGAGTTTGCCAAAGGTATTACTAAGGCTGTAGTCAAGAAAGCATTTCCAGGTCTAGTATGATTGAGGTAATCGATAGTTACCTGCCAGGTCATGAATGGAAGGACTTGTATGAGCGAGTCTTTACCGTTTTTGATAACCAGCTTATTGAGACTAAACTGAGTTTACCTTGGTATTATTCACCAGATATTGCTGAAGATGGTGACAAGACAACGTCTACAGGTTACTTTGTTCATAAATTGCTTGATAGTGAGAAATACAAATCTGAACACTATGAGATTTGGATGGACAAACTATTTGATCGTTTGGACCTAGATGAATATAAAACTCTATTTCGAGCCAAGATCAATTTCTATCCAAGGACCACTAAACTCGAATCTCATGGGTTTCATATCGATATTGGCAACAAAGATGGAAGTAGTATAGATCATATGAATGCTGTATACTATCTTAATGATTGCAATGGGTTTACAGAGTTTGAAGATGGATCTAGAATAGCTAGTAAAGCCAATCGTATAGTTATCTTCCACGGAGATATGAAGCATAGAAGTACTTCTTGTACTGACGCACCCGCTAGAGTTTCAATTAATATGAATATTTTACCATGATGGATGTATTAGTTTGTAATGGCCCTTCAAGACAGGGCTTTGATTTGAAGAGATTAGAAGGCCATAACGTGTATGGCTGTAACATTGTTGCATTGGAATTTAATGTAGCAAGAAGTATTGTTATTGATCACCCCGTGAAGGATGAGCTGGTGGAGAATGGTATCGATGAGGACACCATCATTCTTGCGGAGGGTGAAGATCAATATGAACCAGCTGAGAAGCCAGGACCAAGATATAAGAACAATGCAGGTGTCTTTGGTCTTCGTAAGATGGTTGAGCATGGATGTAAGAAGATTTATATCCTTGGGATGGACTGCATGCTAGAGGATGGTGACTTCCTTGGCAATGTATATTTCGGTAAGAAGAACTTTCCTGCTAAGGTATCATTTGATGATCAGAAACGTCGATTATCTTATCTTGATTGGTTCTGCTCACAACATCCTAATGTAAAGTTTGTAATAGTTATACCAGATGATGCTAAGCGCTTTGCCACAGTACGGTCTAAGAACTTAGTAGGTTTAAGATATAGTAGCTTTGAGGAAAGAATCGATGCCTAAGTATGGTTGGGAAGACCCTAAAACAGGGGAACAGTGGGAAACAGATATGACCTACGAAGAGATGCAGCAATATAAAAAAGACAATCCTGATCTGTATCAAGTATTCAATATCAATTTTACATCAGATAGATATCAGTCTGGTATCAAGAATGATGATGGCTGGAATGAGTTGATGGATCGTGTAGCTGAGAAGCACCCAGATGGCGACCTTGGTGGTCGTCGTAAACGTACAGCAAAAGAGATTAAGACACGTGCAGCTATCGAGAAGAATCGTAAGCGTCTTGGTATCAAATCGGGAACATCAGGAACCACAGATGACAGACTCGACAATTGAAATCTACGATGATCTGCTAACATATGCACAGCGTGAGACTCTGTACGCCATCTGTAAGACAGCGCCTTTTCATATTTGTGGACCAGATACATTTAGTATCGAACATCAGAAAGACTATAGCATTGTATGTGAGTTAAACCAACGGGATATTGATCATCTAGGTATCTTAGATCTAGAGCCATTCCAAAAGTTTAAAGGTCGTCCAGCTAAAGGTTATATCAATATCTGTACAACCACTGACTCTGATAGAATTCATACAGACGGTGTAGTAGATGGCAAAGGAACTGATGTAATTCTATACATGCCAAACCTCAATTGGGAACTTGAGTGGCAAGGAATGCTGATGTTTACATCAGAAGATAAGAAGTCAATCAAACAGATGGTAGAATATGTACCAGGACGCTTTGTTGTATTCAATGGTGCTCAGCCTCACAAAGTATGCCCTCCTTCTACATTAGCACCTACATTTAGGTTCACAATCGCAATTAAATTCGAAGCTCCAGCAGCTCATGAACGTGACGATGGAAAGTATATCTAATGAGTGTACAAGCCAAACTAACAAAAAGAGAACGCCGCAGACTCCGTAGAGAAGGAGTTCTGGAATTACATCCGAACCAAAAGCAGAAACAAGCATTCAAGCTGAAGAACATTCAACCAATCACAGCTAGTCAGGAAACAGTATTTGAGGAATGGGAAGATGGACAAAACTTACTACTTCATGGAGTTGCGGGGACTGGTAAAACATTCCTTGGATTCTACCTTGGTCTCACCGAAGTACTTGAGGGAGAAACACCATACAACTCCATTACAATCGTCAGAAGCGCTGTCCCAACAAGAGATATGGGATTTCTACCAGGCAACCTCAATGAGAAATCCAAAGCCTATGAGCTTCCATACTATGCAATCGCTACTGAGTTGTATGGACGAGGAGACGCTTACGAAATCCTTAAAAACAGAGGTGATGTCAGCTTCATCACTACATCACATGTCAGAGGTATAACACTACAGAATACAATTGTAGTTGTAGATGAGATCCAAAACCTGACATTCCATGAGCTGGATAGTATCATTACTCGTTGCGGTAAGAACTGCCGTATAATTCTTTGTGGTGACTTCAGACAGAATGACCTTGCAGACCAAGGTGAGCAGTCTGGTATCAAACAATTCATGCGCATCGTGTCTAAGATGTCTATGTTTTCTTTCGTTGAATTTAATAACGATGATATAGTAAGATCAAAGCTAGTGAAAGAGTATATCATTCTCAAGGACAAACATGGCTACAGTTAATTACTTTCCTTTCATTTCTGGTGAGTTGGATGTCAACGAGCCCTTCGCTCCTGATATGACGTCTTTAGATATTGTACCTTATGAATATGATATGTCATATACAAGTAGTAGGTGTCCAGCACAGAAAGAACATCATCGTAACACATGGACGATCAAGTGTCCATTTGATATAGCATTTGATGTATGGCCTAAGCAACAGAACATTACTGTTGGCGACCAGATGAGTACTGAGGCGTTTAAAAAGGTCATGGTCATAACTCCTGAGACTTGGGGTGGATCACATCCAGAGATTCAGATTGCTCTACAGTATTTGTTTTGGACTGATACGCCTAATGTATGGGTTGAAACAGTCAATACTATGGATATGGCTAAAAGAGGAGTTGAGCTTGTTGAAGGTACTTTTTGTATATCAGCTTGGTCTAGACCAGTTAACATAGGTGCTAGACTGCATAATGATAAGTTTTTCTTTCCCAAAGGTATGGATCTGTCGCACATTAGACTGATTGATAGAAATGGGCATGGAAATATTAATCTAGTTAAACAAGATAAGGTCCCACAAAAAGTATTGGACAACATGGATCAAGGTGTTAAATATACAACTTTCTTTCCATTCAAGTCCTGGTCACTAATCAAGAAAAGAGTTAAGAATGGGTTTAGGATTTCGTGATGGCTTTGGCCCTCAGATGGATCGTGTAGAGTTTATCCACGATACACCCTGGGAAATCGATAAAGTTAAGCGTGAGTCAATTAATGGCAGACGCTATTATCTGACACCAGAAGGCAACAAGTATCCTTCTGTATCTACTGTTGTCGGACATAAAGCTAAAGAAGGCATCAAGGCGTGGCGTAAGCGTGTTGGAGAGAAGGAAGCCAACAGAGTCTCTACGCAAGCAAGTCGTCACGGTACAGCTGTACATAAGATCTGTGAGGATTATATCAATAACGATCCAAACTATCTGGAAGATAAGACGCCAGGGAACATTGATGCCTTCCGCAAAATTAAACCAGTACTAGATGATAACATTGAGAAGGTCTATGCACTCGAAGCAATGTTGTATTCAGACTATCTCAAGGTTGCAGGGCAGTGTGACCTTGCTTGTGTATACAATGGTAAGAACACTATTGTAGACTTTAAGACGTCTGCTAAGTGGAAGAAGGAAGAATGGATTCAAAACTACTTCCAACAGGCTTCTATGTATGCTGTGATGGCAGAAGAACGTACTGGTATCAACTTTCCTCAGATTGCTATTGTTATTGCTGTTGCTGATAGTAACCAGCCTCAAGTGTTTGTTAAAAAGAGAGACGATTATATCTGGGATGCGATCCAAGTGATTGGTGATTACTACGAAGAAGTGTTCAACCAAGACGTTAGAGGACATAAATAGAAACAGAGATACATAGCTACTTGGAGAGAGAGAATGAGTAGATGGTTATCTTTGTTATGCTTCGGTATTTTATTAGTTCCTAGTTATGCTTATGCCCAAGCAGACTACGACTATCAAGATAGTTCAAATAGTACTTACACAATCATTGACAATAACACGTCAACTGATTCTAATGTTACGTCTGATAACACAAATACTAATACGAATACCAACACCAATACAAATACCAACACTAATACTACAACGTATACTGGTACTAACACAAACACCAATACGAATACAAACACTAGTACTAGCACGGTAGATTCGACATCAGATTCCACAGTTAACCAGACTGTCAACCAAACCAACACAAATAATAATACTAATACTTCTACTTCTAATAGTACAAGTAGGTCTGATGTGAATACAAACAACAATAATACAAACAAGAATGTCAATGAGACTGAAATTAAGTCTCCTCCTCCTTCTGCTATCTCACCAAATATCGGTTCGTCATACTCACAAGACCTCTGTACAACTGGTGGATCTGGTGCCGTACAGACTCAGATTCTTGGCCTGTCAGGTGGCAAAGCTGTCCGTGATATGAATTGTGAACGTATCAAGCTATCTAAGACCCTATACGATATGGGTATGAAGGTTGCTGCTGTTTCTACAATGTGCCAGGATGAAAGAGTCTGGAAAGCTATGATGATGGCTGGCACACCGTGTCCTTTCGAAGGTAAAATTGGTCCAGCTGCTGCTCAAGAGTGGTCAGCTAACCCAAGATTGATTCCAGACAATGCTTTGGATGAAGTAAAAATTAGAAGGGATCAGGAACGTGATTGGTCGGCTGCTTGGGTTATTCTTGGTCTGCTTGTTTTTGGTGTCGCCCTCTAAGGCACAAACCACAAACGCAGATGGATCTATAACATTAGACAACCAACTAGGTAACAGTGACTTTGACCAGTCAGTGTTCAGTAGCCAATGGAATTGGTGGCAGAACTCAGGTGCTGGTGTAGGTCACACATACGCCAATGACAAATACGTCAGTTTTCGAGATGGTGGCATGTGGCAAACATTTGGTTTACCTGAGTTACTGAATCCATCTAA